AACCCTCACAAGTTCGTAGAAGAATATTTGGCACTTAAACTATTTTTATATCAGAAGATACTGATATATCTAATGTTTAAGTTCCCTAGCTTTGTATTTATCGCCTGTCGTGGTGCTGGTAAGTCTTGGCTTATCGCAGTCTACACAGTAACTCTAGCAATCCTATATCCTAACATTAGTATCGTGGTTGTATCTGGTACGCAGAAACAATCTAGTATGTTAATGCAGTCTAAGATTGCTGCATTATATAACGCTTCACCAGCAGTTAGGCTTGAGCTTGGGGTTCCAGCTCAGTACTCTAAACTTGGTGGTGACAACCCACATATCAAGTTCCTAAATGGTTCAGTGATATGGGCCGCAGCACCAACCGACTCTGCTCGTGGTATTCGTGCCCAAATCATTGTAGTCGATGAATACCGTATGTTGAAAAACGGTATCGTTAAAAACATCTTTGAACCAATGCTTGTTGGTGGTCAGCGTGAGTTACAATTTAAGCTAGACAACGCAGCGAAATATAAAGATTACGAAGAACAATCTGGTATTATTTACCTATCATCTGCTTGGTATAAAGCACATTGGTCTTGGAACACTTTTAGTCAACACGTTCGTAACATGGTTGACAATAAAGGTTCGTTCGCAGTATCAATTCCATACCAAGTGCCAGTATATCATGGTCTGACAAGTGTTAAAGCTATGTCTAAGATTAAAGATGAAGCTGGGGCTAACATGGACTTCATGATTGAGTATGAGGGCGTGTTCGCTGGTGACACAGAGGGCGGTTTCTTCAAACTAGAAGACATCGTTAGAAATAGAACCATTCAAAAAACTATGGTTCCTATGACCGATGAACAATACGCAGAAAATCAACGTTTAAGTAAGCCTAAGAAAACGTGTAACATTAACAAAATTAAAGGTGAAATAAGGGTTATTTCTCTTGACGTTGCCCTTGCTGGTGGGTCAGCCAACGACACCTCAGCCATTATTTTAATGAGACTACTCCCTCATGGAGACTCCTATCACCGACACGTTGCTTACATTGAGTCAGTATATGACACTATAGAGACAGATAAGTTGGCACTTAAGTTCAGACGGTTATTTGAAGATTTTGAATGTGACTATGCAGTAATGGACGCTCAGTCTTACGGTTATGGTGTTTATGACGCTCTTGCAAGCGTTATGATTGATAACGAAAGAGACAAAGAGTATATGCCATGGTGCTCTATCAACGATGAAGCTATGAAGAAGCGTCACAAGAACAGTTCTGCTTTACCAGTTTTGTATACGGTTAAGGCTAACGCTCAGTTTAACAGTGATATTGCTTGGGAACTGAGAAACGCATTTGAGCGTGACAAGATTAAATTACCAATCTCTGACATTGAACGCAAAGAACAGATGATAAGTAGCGAGTCTGCTAAGTATCTATCTATGAGCGAGTATGAAAAAATCAGAGTTTTATCATCTTACCTACAGTCCTCATTGCTGACATCAGAAATGGTATCACTTAAGAGTGAGATTGTAGACGGTGGTAAGGTAAGAATTAAAGAATCTGGTAAGAGCACGAAAGACCGATACACAGCTTTAGCGTATGCAAACTATTACGCAGCTGAAATCGAAAAGAAACTACTTACAGAGGAAAGTAATGAAGATGACTACGGTAGCTTTATTGCATTTATCTAATTAAATAGGGGAGTGGAAGATGGTTAATAACAACAATAGACGTAATTATAGACAATCTCGAAAAAACAAACCCTTGTTTGATGTTTCCGAGTATAGTAGAAACCTAAACACTAACATTTACGCTAAGATTGGTCAAGACTTCAAGCGAAGATTATCTGGACTACAAAACGTAACTGTTACTGATTCAGTATTAGACGGTTACTTGCGTGACCCGTTAGCGAACTACATCAATATAGCTCAAGCAGCTATCAACTTAGCTTTCCGAGAGGGAGAAGTTAAAAACTGGTTGAACTATATTGTATCGTTACCAACGTACAACCACAACATTTTTGCGGTTCCTAACGAAAAAAGTAACTATGAAACCAGTGCAACGGTTAAAGATTATATTGACGTTGCCAACTACTTAGATAAGTACGACATCAAAACGTATGCACCGTACTTTATCGAAAGAACTTTGATTAACGGTATGTCTTTCTTCTATGAAGTTCAAAACACATCAGGCGTTGCCTATTGGGAGTTCCCAATTAGTATGTGTAGAATCTATATGGTAGAAGATGGTATTTATAAGTGGTGTATTGACGTAACTAAGTTACAACAAGACATCATCGACAACCCACTCTTCCCTAAAGATATTCGAGAAGCTAAGTTAAAAGAAGACAAGACTAACCCAGAAGAGTTCTATGAAAACAAATGGTACTTAGTAAAGAATAAGAAAGCAGTTGCTTTTTGTTTAGACCAGTCCGTTATTAGTAACGGTGGTATTGCTACCTCTCATTTGTTACCATTCTTAAAAGATATTACTAGTTTACAAACTGCTAAAGCCAACATTGACATTAAGAACAAAGTTGATGCTGTACGTTTGATTCATGGTAAGATTCCTAAAGACAAAGACGGTAAGATTACCGTATCCGCTAAGGACGCAGCAGAGTGGAACAAGTTACTTAAGAACGGTATCCCAGAGGGTATTGACGTAGTAACCACTCCTTTTGACATGGATAGTATTAACTTATCAGGTGCTGCAAACGCTAAGGCTTACGATACTGTTAAAGACGCAAGCCGACAACTCTTCCAAGGTGCTGGCGTATCAAGTCAGCTGTTCGGTGACGATACTGATAGCTCAGTCGTTATCAAGTTCTCTATCACCAAGGACATTTCTTGGACATTGAATAGGTTCCTACCTATGCTTACTAAATATTATAACAAAGTATTGTCAAATGTCAAGACCGAAAGCGGTATGACATGGAGAATACATTTCTTGAGACAGTCCAACATGACATTGGACGAGGACGTTAAGCGCTACAAAGACGCTATTACAGTAGGTGGTTCCAGAACCGACTACTTAGCTTCTATGGGCCAATCTCCATTAGATGTTTATTCTAAACTTCTAACGGAGCAACAAGTTCTGAATATTGACGCATTGATGGTTCCAAAAGAATCGTCTTATACCATGTCTGGAAAATCATCTAGTGGTTCCTCTGACGCTGAGGTAGGCAGACCCGAAACATCAGAGCCAACAGACGATACAGATAGACTACGGAGTGCTCAATAAAAATAGGTAGGGTGGTTACAATTAAGGAAACTAATGTATTACGACTACCAGCGACTTATGAGTTGCAACTTCAAGACTCAGACGATAGATTTCAAAAAGTCAAGGTCTGGGTTGCCCATACTGGAGAGAACTTAAATCATACATCTTTCGACAGAGAAACGTTAGAGGGTATGTCTAAGACCTTACCTTATACCCCAATCGTGGGTTATATTGAGCCTAACAAGGAAGAAGATGATGATTTCAGTGACCACCGACAGAAAATCACTGTAACTGTTGATGGGGTCAAGATTGAATATTCATGCGTTGCCTATGGGTTTGTCCCAGAAGACGCTAACGCAAAGATAGAATATAAGGACGGGAAAGAATGGTTAACCTGTATTGGTTACGTTTGGACTAAGTTCTCAAAAGCTATGAATATTTTCGAGTCTAGTAACGGTACTAAGAGTCAGTCAATGGAAATTGATAACGTATCTGGTCACGTTGACTCAAGTGGTTTATTCCATATTGAGGACGCTAGATTTACAGCTCTATGTATACTAGGCGACCACGTTCCACCAGCTATGTCAGGGGCCAACGTTTCATTCTTTGAACGTAGCTTCTCCCACAGCTTTAAGTTGGAATTTCAACAGTTCGTCTCAGAAGTTATGGGACAGCAAAATTCTGAAAAGGGGGTGCAAAATTCTTTGGAAAAAGCGAACGAAACAGAGGTTTTTGAAACAGTAGAAACGGAAGAAGCCGAAGTAGAAACTAATGCGACAGAAGATTATTCTGAAAAGGTTGAAGAAACCGTTGAAGAAGCTGTTGCGGAAGAAAGTGAAGAAGTAGCTGACGAGCAACCAGAAGAGGTTAGCGAGACAGAAGAATATTCAGCTGACGAAGAAGAGCAACCAGCCGAAGAGGTTGAAGCTGAAACTGAACCAGAAAGCTCAGAACAAGAATGTGACTGTGGTTTATTTGAATTAAAATACCAATTATCTCATGAAGATATTCGTTCTAAACTTTATGACGCATTAGACGACAGCGCTTGGATTATCGAAACTAACGATACTCATGTAACCTATCAAACTGGTTATAGTGAAGATAGTAAGTTCTTCAAGTCTGCGTATGCTATTGAGGGCGACAAGGCAGTTCTTGGTGAGACAGTTGAATTGTTCTCTATGTTCTTAACTGAACAAGAGAAAACAGCTATTGAATCTCAACGTGAAATGATTGAGTCACTCAACAGCGCTATTGCTGAATTACAAGAATTTAAGGCACAGGTTGAGCTTGGAGAAAAACTAAGCTTAATTGACAGTTATGCTACTCAAATGTCTAATGAGGTAGTAAAAGAGTTTAAGGATAATGCTTCTAATTACAGTTTAGAAGAATTAGATAAAGAATTGATTTATGCAATTCACAAAAATGACAGTAAAAATATGAACGCAAGTGCAAGTGTAGCCGCTTACTCATTCAATGGTAAGACAGAATCTTATGGCTACGGTAGCTTAGACGCATATTTTAACAGAAAATAAGGAGACTATTAGATGGCAAAGAAAAACTATTTACGTCTTGACAAAATTAGCAACTCTGCCCACATTGAATCAGTAGTATTAGCTGACGCTGAATTACTTGCTGGCCAATTCGTTAACTTGGGTAAAGTTGTGGATACTGAACAAGGTGAAGCTGTTGTTGCTACCAAAGCGGCTACTAAAGCTAAGGCTGACGCTATTGTAGCACCTGTATATATTGACAAAGGTTATGCTGACTACGACCGTTTAGCTGACTCAGTGAAAGCTGGTAAGGTTACTCGTGCTATCATCTTCCAAAAAGGTGACGTAGTAAGTATTAACAAAGAAAACGCTATGGGTATTGCTGAAAACGACAACGTAACTGTTGGTGCTGATGGCTTTGGTTTCGCTAAAGCTGCTACTGGTGATGTAGTTGTTGGTAAGGCAATCGCAATCGAAACCGAAAGAAACGTGGGCGAATTAGTAGTAATTCGTTTCGACCGTTAATAGGGGGTTCTTATGAATTTACAAGATATTGCAAAATTGTCTAAAGACCTTTATACTAACAAGGCTTTATCATTCAACGAAAAATCTGGCCAAGATGTAATGCGTGAAGTATTCTTCAACGTATTAGGTGTACCAGCTGGTACTACTGGTCAAAATATGTTGACTGCATTTAACAAAAACAGATACGATGTTTACCAAGTTATCTCTACTGCTTTGACTGCTGCTATTCCAGCTGGCGTTAAAGGTAAGTACGACAACTTAGCTAACACTTTAGTGATTGGCTTCTCTGACGTTGCTCGTTTCACTAACCGTAACAGAGACTTGTTCCGAGTAGCTTTAATCGCTGCTGGTACTCAAGACCTCAGAAGACAAGAAAAGCTTGACGCATACTACACTTTAGAAACCGACAAGTACGGTGTTAAAGTTTATACTGAGTTAGAGCAATTCTTGAATGGTCAAACTGACTGGACTGACTACGTTGACCGTATTCGTGAGTCATTTGAAAACTTTGTGGGTGAGCGTATCTATGACGCAATCACTAAAGCGTACAACGCTTTAAGCACTCCTTACAAAGAAAACAACACTGGTTCTTTCGATGTTGACAAGACTCTTGCTTTGGCTGAACGTGTGTCTGCTAAGGCTAACGCTCCAGTAGCAATTTATGGTACTGTTTCAGCTCTTAACAAGTTGACTGGTGGTATCCAATCTTCTGACAATATGAAAGATGAAAAGAACCAATACGGTTACTTGAAGACATTCAATGGTATTCCATTGATTGCAATTCCTCAAGGTTTGAAAAACGGTAAAGACGAGTTTGCTATCAGCGACAAAGCTTTACTTGTTATCCCTAACGGCGAAAAAGTCGTTGACGTAGCTCTTAAAGGTGATGTTCTCGTTGTAGACGCTCCAGCTACTGAACATAACGCTTTACAACCAGAATACCTCGTTCAATACGAAATTGGTGTTGCTGCTCGTAAGGCTGCTGTATTCGGGGTTTCTGTAATCTCTTAATAGATTATGACTTTAGGGCCAGTCTTGGCTGGCCCACTTTTATATAAATTGTGTGTGCGAGGGAGAGAGCAAAATGGCACAAAAGATTAATAAAGATACTGATATTGTAGTTACTAGCGGTTGCGTAACTAGCTATAGTTATCCTAAATATGGTTTCAACTTAGAAGCATTAGGTGACGAAGCAACATTGACATTTGGCGAATTGAGAGCTATTGCTATGAGTAGCGATAAAGTGGCTCTTCATAAATTTTACATTATGCCAACTGAAATTTTAGAAGAAGAGTTCGATATGAACGATTTAATTAAACAACTTCGTATGGAAAAACCATACAACGAAGCACGAAAAGTGTTCGGTTTAGATGAGGACGATATTATTACAGCAGACTCATTTATTGATTTTATTAAAGACTCAAGTGTAGACGAGCTTAAAGAAGCTCTTAAAAACCCTAATTTAAGCGGTAGATTGTCAGATATTACCGTTGGCTTGTATCGTGAGAACGAGGTACAGGTAGATAAGTTGCGTGTTGTATTAGAACACAACAATATTGACTTAGGGGCTTTCATTTCTGACACTATCGACTAAGAGAGGTACAGCTATGGCTACTAAGTTTCAGGATATTTACGACTTATTCTTATCTGGTATTCAAGACTACGAATTAGCTAACATTGACGAAGATGTTATTGACAGATTCTTGAAACAGTATTTACTTTTGTCTTTACCGTATGTGATTGAGGCAAATAGTGATATTGAAGATATAGACTTAGAAAATGAACAATTTAATATTGACCTTACTTTAACAGAGCAAGCATTGGTAGCCAAAGCTATGACCATCGTTTGGGTGGACAGGGAACGCAAGAACCTTGATATTTTAAGAAAGACAGTTGGTGATAGAGACTATAAGACAGTATCTACCGCTGACCAATTAAAACAGTTAACCAATACGCATACTGCTCTGAGAAAAGAGTTAGAACAACAGTTGATTGATTATTCTTATAGACGGGGTAACAACTGGTCTAGCTTCTACAGGGGGTAATATTGTGGGAAGACGCAATTACTTTAAGTACTACGTTGACATGATTAGGCAGCGTGGCCTTAACCCTTACGACAGAAATATGTCTTACAAGAACAGGGATTTCCAACAGTTCTTCTCTGAGACATTAACAAAACATGATTGCACGATTGACGGTGTTCCAGCGAAACTAGTTTTCCAAGACCACTCTCAATCCAACAACAAAGACCTTTCAGACGACAAGTACATTGTTGCTGAAAACGAAACCAAAGTGCACGTTGGCTCTTACATTGAGTGGGCTGATTCATTATGGCTTGTATTTACAGAAGAGCATAAGACAATCGCTACTCACCAACAGTTGAAAATCAAACACGTTAACGAAACAATTAAATGGATTAGAAACGGTAAGGTTGTCAACAAAGGGCAAGGATATGGGGCTTATGTTCAATCTCAAACCTTGTATACAATGGGTGTGGCTCAAACACCTTTACTAGATGTAGTTGATTCTAAAATGGCTATGTATATGCAATACAACGAAGAAACAGCCAGACTTAAAGAAGACGAAAGAGTGTTTATTGGGAAACGGGTCTATAAGATTAAGTTTATGGACGCTGTATCAAGAAAAGGACTTATCTTCTACCTATTAGATGAAGATAGAGTTGGACAGCTTGATAATGTCGAAGAATCTATCGCAGATTACTATAAGTATTATGGTAAGAATGACGATTATGTCAAAGATAGTGACGACTCACCTAATAAGACGCTGACAATTTTGGGTGAGAAATACCCCCGAATTGGTAGAACGTATGAGTATACTATTAAAGGTGGCGAATCAGTAGAGTGGGTTCTTGAACACGATACATCGGGAGAGCCAATCTATAAGAGTTTTGAGAAAACCGATAAGTCATTGAAGATTAGCTTTAGCGCTAATACAGACTTGATTGGAAACAAAGCAACTATTATTGCTACTTCAAAAGACGGACAATACGCTGCACTTCACCTTTCACTGATTAAGAGGTTCTAATATGACCGAAGTATTTACTATGATGGGGCATAAAGGCCCGAACGAAAGCGAAACAGGCGTAAATTATAATAACGGTTTTACCAAAATCTCTGACTGGAAATCAGAGTGTATGGCCCGCATTTACAAAGATGAAACACTCTTGAAAATGCTTAGATATAGCATACCTGAATGGGACAAGGCTCCTAAGTTAACTGACCAAGATAAAGATGAAATCATGGACACTTGCGTATATCCTATGGGTCATATTGACAAGATTGCACAGAAACAAAGAAGTTATATCGGACTTGACTTATCAAACTGGAAACTGTTTGAGGGTTTCAGACGATTCTCTTACAAGTTTATCAGTGGTATCTTGTACTTCCATGTACTTGTAGACATCAATATCCTTAGAACTAATGAGGGAGTCCGTTCTGACTTAATCATTGGTAGATTGATGTCAATTTTTGATGAAGCTGAGTTTGCTGGCCTTGGCGAATTGAAGTTTGAAACTTGTTTTGAACGCAAGGTAGATAACGCAAGCCATGTTGGTTACTCACTTGGTTTCAGAATTACAGAGCTTAAGAATTGAGTCAGTTAGACTACAACCTGTTATTTGATAAGCCTGTTGAAATTGACCATGGAATATATCTTCACTGCCCAAAAGTAGAAGATATTGCTAAAGATTACGAAGAGTTTAGTAGGTTTTGTACGGTATTTACAGTCGAACCTTTTGAAATCTTCGCTACAAGAAGAGACGTAAATGATTTGACAAAGCGGTTCCCTACTATATGGTCACTCATGCGACATAAAGACATGAATGTACCAGTAGGGCAAGACGCTTTCGGGTTTGATAGTATTTATGACGCTGTTGTTCAATCAATATCTTACTGGACTAAATTACCTGTCAGTGTATTAGACGAAGAGGGTAATGAGGCTGGCTTTCAGCTTCTTGGGAACGGTAAGATTGTCTATCCTGATAAGGAATGGATAATTGACGAAGAGGTGTTTATTACAATCGGAAACTTGATAAAGGATATTATCGGGTATTCGGGGCCTGACGAGGAACTTAGACCGCCACTTATTACGAGTGACGCTAGTTATAAGGCATGGCTTAACCTCTACGAACAGACGATTAAGAGTCGAGCTAGGAAATCGGGTAGCTCCGTTCGACTCACTGATAAAATTTTGATTTTATCCATCAAATCCGACCTAAGACTACTACCCGCTGACATCATGAAAATGACGCTATTCATCTTCAATAAACTGTATATCGGACTGTCTGCCAAAGAAGATTACGAACAAAGGTTCGCACTCTTTACGTCTGCTAAGTTTACAGGTGTTGACGCTCCCGACTCTTGGGAACGTAGATGGAAGTCGTTGTTTAATAATAATAATAATTAGAGGTGACATAATGCAATATGGTATGAGAACGGTTGCTAATATGTTTTTAGTTAACCAAAGAACCAAACAACCAGAATTGTATATTGACTATGCAAACACCAGTTCGGTAGAGTTCAGCTCTGAATCCGTTTATGCTACTGCTGGCGGTGCGAACGCTATTCGTTGGGATAAAGATAAGACTGGTACTTTGACAGTTGAAACCGAATTGTTTGACTTGAGCTTGCTCCAAATGATTATGGGTTCTGACCGTAAAGAGGGTATTGACAGTATCTTCCAACAAAAACGTGTTGTGCTTGGCGCAGACATGAATGTTAAGTTAGGTACTACTGCTCTTGACCCAGCAACTATCACTATCGT